CTTCATCTTTGAATTGTGCTTTTATAGTTTTCATAGTTTTTCAAGTATTGAAACGATTGTAAGAATTAAGGCTAATTTTGCAGCTAATATTAAAGCTGGCTTGATGTCGGCAGTTGTGAAGTCCTCGCCAATCATTAGTGAGATAAAGTTTTTCATTTTATAAGGGATTAAAGTTCGATAATACTAAAAGATACGCATTCATCAGAAGTAGTAGCCAATACCAAGTAAGCATACATTGAAGCTTCGATTTGATTATCGAATGCCTTAGTAACAGAATAGACTTCATTATTGTCTACATCCAAGAAATTGATTTTGAAATTTTTCATTTTGATAAGGTTTATTCGATTGCTTTGTTGCTTTCGATATGTCAAAGGTAATACTTGTTTTGGAAATAAAAAACTTTTTTAATTATTTTTCAATCAACAAAAAAGGACATCAGTAAAACCGACATCCTTTCCTTTCAACTAAACCTTATCTACTATGAAAACTAATTGAATGCAATATACTAAAAGATATGAGAAAGCCTTGCCACTTGTCCAAATTCTTTATGATGGATGAATCCTTCAACTGCTTTGGTAGCGTGCTGGTATCCGTTTCTATGATGCCAAGAATCAGTTCCACTTGGCGATCTAAGACTTTCAACCGTAACACCAATAAAGTCCTTACTTACTTTATGGTGCAAGTGATGGCTATAAACGTATTTATGATTGGTTTCAGCCCACATATTTTTAGCTTCAACTGCCATTAACATAGGCAAGTCTTGAGGCTTTGCTCCGTCCCCATGAGTGCTTCCAATTAAATTGCTTCCGTACTGGTAATATTTGCGATGTGCTATGCTACAATCAAAGGTAATATTAGAAGAATTTCTAAACCAAGACTGAATCACATCTGCAAGAAAGAATCCACTTTGGTAATCGTGATTAGATGGATTGAATATAAAGTGAATATCTGCTACTTGCATTAGTAGCTCAATCACTTCAACATATAGCTTCTTGGCACATAGGAAATTCTCGTAAAACATTCCATCAGTGTCTTGTGGTGTACCGCTTGTGGTAGTTCGCTTGGCGCTATCAGTGTGAAGTATGTCATTGCCTGCTATAAATAAAATTTGGTCTATATTAAATCCGTTTGCCTTTTGGATAATGCCTCGGACACCATCCAATACTCGTTTCATTGCAATCTCTACATTATAGCTATCTCCAGTTTCATAAGCTATTGCAAGCTTACCAATGTGAATATCAGCGGGATCGACAACAAGCAGATGCCCATCAGTATTATTACCACGAATGATAGTAGGATATACTGGAGAATATTCTTGCATACTTGCAACAATCTCATCTCGAATTTCTTCATAAGTTTTTGCTTTATCGCCTTTAACATGAACGGAATATTGCTTTCCTTTATACCAATAGTTCGAAACATTTTCTAATGGTAGTCCTACTGCTTCGCATTCAGTAGCAAGAGCTGGATGGTTATTGATTCGCTTGTGTCTTTGAACTCTGCGGAGCAAAGCAATTCTTAGATGCTCTTTGCTTATGTATGGATATTGCTCAAATAGATGTCTAACAATTGCTCCTTGACTTGGGAACTTGCCACTAATGTAAAGCTCCAAAGCTTCTTGGCTTATCTCTTGTGTACTTTTATTTTCTTGATTGCTCATATTCATACATTAATTGATCCACCAAAAACTCTATATTATTCGCCAGCTTCATTTTAAGAACAAATGTAGCATCATCTGATTCATTAATCTGATTCATTACATCAAGCATTATATCCAATACTTGAGCTGTTGATAGTTTATTACTCATTTGAGCAATAGGTACGATAGTGCTACCGTTGTGACTATAAAGAAATTCCTTTGCCATCCGTTTCTTTTGCGTTTGTTTTCACTAATATAGAAAGATTTTTCTGTTTCGTATATCTTTGATTGTCTTGCATAGTTTTCGTTCGTTAGAATCGAAATATAAGCCTTGTTCAAGCTATCCTTTTGAAGTAATAGTTTTCTCTCTTTTAAATCATGAATAATTGTATCCATTAATGTTACTGGAATACAAATGTCCTTACCTGAATGTCCGATAATTTTGTAATAAATTTGTCCTTTCGCTATCACTGACAATAAAAGGAATGCGATTAATAGTACTATCGGTTTTAATGATTTCATTTTGAATTACGATTTGTTGCGGAATTTGTAAAGGTTTAGGCTTTTCTTTGCAAGAATTGTAAACATAGCCTATAAAAAATAAAAGCAGTAAACTCGTTACTGCCTTAATTAAATTAACATATTGTTCCATAAAGCTCCGCTTCTTCTTTTCTACGATTTAATAACCCATCCATTACTCTGCCATTTGCTTTAGTCCAACGCATAAACTCATTCTTAATAGTTTTATCGTTTGGATCGAGATTTACTTTGCGGATTAATGTGCTTCCTTTTAATGCTTGCAAGCCTATATTATATGCTATGCTTACAAGCGCATCAAATTGATTCTGATTAACTTTATCAGTCGTGAATGAATTAACACCTTGCTCGTAATGTTTTAGCATATTTAAGAGCATTGTATCAGCTTCCCTTTGAGTAACTGGTTTATCAGTTAATTTTACTTTTGTGCCATCAGGATAATAAGTAGCACCATATCCAATAGTAGGTATGCCAGCGGGACATTTATAAGGAGCTGCTTGAAATCCCTCATACTTCTTTATCAGGTTTAATCCTTTTACTCCGATTTGGTTTACTTTCATCAAGTCCTAATTTTAATTTTAAATCAGCATTCTCACTTCTTAAGCTGTGAACTTCTTGAGTTAATGCATCTACTTTATCGCTTAAATCCTTTACTTTATCTGACATCTCTTGCGCCATCTCTCGCCATATTTTTATCGCTTCTTGTGTATTTGTTATTTCGCTGCCTTGCACTTCAACATTCTCTTTTTTTCTTCCAGCAAGCCAAGTAACAAAAGCTCCGATAGCTCCAGTAATAGATGGGACAATTATATCGTCAAAATTCATTATGATTCAGTAGTTAGCCAAGGTAATGGAAGTGTAACAATAGGAGGATTTTTTTGATTGTCAATATCATTAACTAATCCATTATCAATTGTAAATACATCAAGTCCAGCATCAAGCCAAGATTCAACTTGTGCTTGAGTTAAATCAGGATAAGCAGTAAAGTCTGTAGCACTTGGAGTTTCGCATGGCATAGTTCCGTATGATTCAGCAATATAAGTTCCATCTGAAGCGTTTCTTCTCCAGTGAATTAATGAAACGACATCTTGAAGCCCGTTTTCTTGAGGCTTTGTGTCAAGCTGTACTACAATCCATTTAAATTCTACCATTACAATTCGATTTCTTCTTGTTCTACTTTATTAAATTTAACACCTTTAACCCATCCCTCAAGAAAAGTATAATCTTCTAATCCATCAGGGAATGAAACTTGAATAGGAGTAAATACTAATTCGCTATCAAGTAATTCTTTCATTGCTTGATTAAGCTTCTTAACTCCCTCTTTATTAAACGAATAATCTCCTTTTTCGTTTTGAATTATGTTTCCATCTTTATCTACTGCTGCAGCATCTAAACGAATCTCATCTTTTTTATCATTGAAATCGTCTAAATGTACTTGGATCAATTCGCCAATTTTAGCAAGTTTCTTTTGAGCTTTAGTGTTAGCTTGTTGCCCAACAGCATTTAAGATTTGAACTAATCTTAATAAATCGGAATACTTTTTCATTTTATTTTGTGTTTGTTTAAGCAAATATAATAATTAAACTATCATTAAAGCTCCACCAATTTTATAAATATCTCCACTTGATAATCCAGCAGATGAAGTAGGAACATTTGCAAAATTTATTATACCATTTTCTTTTATTCGCATTCTTTCTCCATAACCTGAATTATTTCTCGTATTAAAAACTAATTCACCGCCCAAATCAGATGAAACTTTCATCCCTATCGAAGCTCTTGGCTGCATACTTAATGTTGAATTATATGCACTAAACATTATTGAAGCATCATTACCAATTGCATAAGTAGTTCGAGTATTAACAATATTAATAACTCCATGGTTAACATCTGCTTGGTTTTGGTTATTTTCAAATATTGCTATACCCCAAATGTTAGAGCTACCAGTTATCCTTAATTTTTCATTACTAAATGCAGATGTATTATTTATAGCAACTAAACCTCCAGATGTAATTCTCATCTTTTCAGTTCCATAATCAGTTGAACTTGCCCCAGCACCTAATCTTGTATTAAATGTTATTGATGGATTCCCATCATTTGCAGTAGAAAAAAAAGTTAATAATCTGTTATTAGCTTGATATAATGTTCCCATTCTATATGAATTATCATAATTCATAATTTGAGTCATTTGATTTAACCAAGGTAAAATTAAATTACCATCATTATTTATTTTTAATCTTTCAGTTCCATTTGTGTAGAATATATGAGGAAATGAGCCTAAAGTATCATAAGTTAATCCACCTCCATTACCAGCAATATATCCTCCTTGTGCTGAGGTATTAGTTAATCTTAATATACCACCAGTTGCATTTTGTACTTCAAGTATTTTATATGAACCCATTGCAGTAGGAGATGAAGTTCCAATTCCTACATTTCCGCTTGAGTTTATTCGCATTCGTTCAGAAGCATTTACATTAAAAATTAATGTATTTGTAGTTCCAGCATATCCTGTTGTACCAAACCCTGTAATTGAAGCTGAAGCCGATGAAGTTCCAATAGTCCAAGCAGATTCTTGTGTCCATAAATTCCAAGCAAAAATCTCTCCATTAACATTTAACTTATATGTCAAAGAAGAAGTAGTTCCAATTCCTACATTTGTTCCATTGTCATAAATAATAGAGCCGTTAATTGAAGAACTACTATTCCATTTAGCTAAATATCCGCTTGTTCCAGTACCAGTTACTGGATTAGTTAATGCTGCTTGCTTTCCGTTAAATGTATTCCAATCAGTAGAGCTTAAATATCCATTTGTTGATGTAGTAGCTTGACTTATTGAAATTACGTTTGAAGTAATTGATAATGGAGAACTTGCGCTTGTTATTCTATTTGTGTATGCAGTATCCCAATTTGTCTGACTTGCTAAAGTTGGTAATGAATATCCCGCTGAAAAAGTTATTGCTAAAGTTCCTGAAGTTGTAATTGGCGATCCACTTATTGAAAAACCAGTAGGAACTGAAGCAGCCACTGAAGTTACCGTTCCACTTCCTCCTCCAATCGCTACTCCATTAACTCGATAAGTACCAGTAATATTAACATCGCCTGAAACATCAAGTTTATAAGATGGATTTGTTAAGCCAATACCAACATTTCCACTACTATTTATGCGCATTTTTTCAGATGCTCCATAGTGAAACTTCATATACCCACTATCCCAATCCGTTCTTATTCCCCAATCAGCTCCGCTTGCATCCGCATTTAAAGAAAAACCATATCCATTACCACCAATATATAATCCTCTACCACCACTTCTACCGAATAAAGCTATATCCG